TAAAACTAGCGTCAATAACGTTAGTACCACCGCCTGTTGCTGACGGAATTCTACGTTGATGAATTTCATTTTTAATTCTTTCAACAAATCCCATAGCAAGGTGAGTAGGCATGTTACCTACGTCGATGTAAAATACTCTTCTTTCAGGTGCTCTTTGCACACGATAGATAATAATTGCATCTTCAAGTAATTCTTTCTGCTTATAAACTTTGAAAACACTTTCTAATAGACTGTTACCAAATGGGAAGTTTCTATCTAACCCTTCACTTAAACTTAAATGTACAACATGCTCTGCTTCGATTGTTGCTTGGTTTTGTGTTCTATCAAATCTTGTACCAACTGAACCCGAATTAGCACCGACATACCCTCTTCCTTGGCCTCCGCCTGAAGTTGTATAATCTATTTGTCCTGTGCCTGCGTTTGGATTCTTTTGTGATACACTTAGATGTTGAAAGTTTACATTAATATCACTAATAACATATTGTTCAGGTTCTTTACCTTCGCTTTCATTAACAATTACCTTGTTAACTTTAGCAGGATCAATATGAAATAATTTAAATGTTTCTGGATCTCTTACAAAAAATGCATCGCCATATTTGAATACATTACGCATTACTCTAAAAATACGTCTGTCAAATTGGTTCATGTCAACCCATTGTTGCAAATACTGTTTTAATATTTTTGTTTCTGCACCTGTTGCTTGTTGTTTAAAAAACAACTGAAATGGAGTTTTGTTTTCCATATTTTCTTGTGTGCAAAACTCTGCTAGAATATCTAAGGCCGCATTAACTTCACTGTCAGAGTCCATTGTTTCGTATTGTCCGTAACGTTCAACACGATTAGGATGTCCTGAATAAACATCAGGCAAGAAACTCGAATAGTTTGTCCTTGCAGGACCTACTTGTCCGCTACCAGATACTGGACTTACTTGTCCTGAAGTATTTTCTGGTTTATATTCTTGAAAGTATTTTTTCCAACCCATATTTTTTTCCTAACTGTATTGTTCAACAGTTGCTATAACCTGTTTAGTTAAATTATTCTGTGTATCCATTTTCCTTGTAAGCATATTTAACGCATCTAGTAATTTTACACTACCTTCCCGGTTGCTGTCAACTAGTTTATTAACCAAATTGCTCGATCCCGACGTTTGAGTTACACTTTGTTGTGCTTCTTGCGGATTTAACACTCTTTCACCTTTATGAATCATAGCGAGTGTATCTCTAGGCTCAAAGAATTTACCAGTTGCTCCTAATGTTCCCATGTTTCTTAACTGTAGTCCAAATTCTTGTCCCATATATTGAATAAATTTAGGATCGTTAAGTGGGTTTGCAGAATCTGTAAATTCACTAAAGTCAAAACCGCCTCTGTGTATTCCTAATATATTTCCAAGTCTGTTTGCTTTGTTTAGATGTGCTGTTAATGATGCTAGATCTGTTATTCCTGCTGGAAGAAATGCTTTAAGTTCTGGATCTGAAAACATTTCAACAGAAGCAGAATTAACTTTAAAGTTTCCTTGCATATCTTTGTCAAGATATCCACCAGAATACATTTCAGCAATTTTTCCGGTCATTTCTTGATATTTGGCGTTACCTGCATCTGTAACATCTTTTCTATTTGCTGTAACTAAAGGTGTAATCATTTTACTCAAGACTTTTTTCTCAATATCAAATGTAGCATTATCACGTGCTTCCAACAATGCTTGTGAGTCACCTGCAATTTTAGAGTATTTCTTTTCAATCTCTGCTTTCAATGGATCATTGTCTACAAACATACCACCGATGAACGTGTCATTAACTGCCATCTTCATGTATGTCATCAACTCGCCAAAGATTCTTTTCATGTAACCAAAAAACCCTTCTTTTTCAATATCGTCTGTAACATCAGATATAAAATTGGTAAAGGAAGTCATTCCGTCTTGAAACTTTTTTGATGTTACAATTTGAACAAACGAATCTGCTAATTGTTCTCTTAGAGTTTGTAACATAGAGTTTAGATCATTAAATGCTTGTGCTAGTGGACTTGTTTTACCCATGTCACTTTCTAAATCTTCAGCACTTCCTGTAAATTTTTGAATACCCATTAACAAATCACCAAACGTTGGACCAAGTCCATCGCCAGCCATTGTAATTGCCGCACCAAATCTTGCATTACTTTGTACAAATCCTTTTTGACTGTTTGCAAAAGCAGTAACATTGTTCAACAAACCTTGTTCAAATGATTCTAAAGAACCGTTAAAGTTTTTAGATGATGAAACAGACTGCCTAAGTGTGTCACTAAATCCTTTATTGATGGTCATCATTTGAGCCGCACCTTCAGTAAGAGGTGCTACACCCATTATCATCGACATTGCCGCTTCTCTACCTGAATCACCAAACTGTCCAAATGTTCGCATCACTGATTCTGCTCTGGCTTTTTCTTGTCCTTCAAGTCCAGACATAAACACTGCAAACGATTTGTTAGCATTTGCTTTATCTACTTCGTCTTGAATTGCATCTGCTTGAGTACCTGTTAGTTCTGATAGTCTTCTAATACCTTTTGCATAATCATCACTCATGTCAATCAATTGACTACGTGTCATTGTTTCTCTTTGCAATGCCATTGAGTTTTGTGCAAAGAATCTCATAAAGGTTTCGTTTTGTTCTTCAAAACTTAAACCAAATCTCTGTAAACTATCTCTGTTTAAATCAAATGCCGCGGCCGCATCTTTAACTGCCATTTCAGCACCACGTGTTGCTGTTCCTAAAAATGCTAGTCTTTCTGAATTGGATGCTAAACTTCCTGCAAGTCCGTCTAAACCAATACCTAGTCTAGCCGCCATTCCGTTCATGTATTCTAATTTGTCGCCAAATGCTATACCTGATGCTGATAGTTGTTGGAATGTTGTATAGTTTTTGTATAATAGTTCTACAACTGCATGAATTGCAGAACCTAGATCTCCTAATACTCCTGGTAATTTAGTTAATGCATTGGAAAAATCTGTAACTTTAGGTTGGGCCGCAATGAATCCTGCACCGAGTTTAACAGCACCTGATCCCATTGATGCTAGACCTGATAGAGCACCTGCGGCTAAACCGGTTGCTACTCCTAGCCCTTTCATAGTACTAGTAGCGAAAGTAACAGATTTACCTAATTTACCCATGTTAACGGCGCCTGCACCACCAACTCCAGCACCGCCTCCGCCACTGCCCATTGAATTCATATCACGTAACGTGTCTAAGATCTTCTGCATTGTGGCTTCTTCAGCCGCATTATCCAATCTTACATCTGCATCACCAATTTGACCAGTTACTGCCATAATTTAAAAATCTCCATAATATACGTATATAAATACATTTACTAATTATTAGTACAACTGTATTTATAGAGGATAACAACCATGGAAAATCAAAGCGTTTTAAACAAGTACAAACGCCAACCAAAAATTTACTTGAAGTTGCCTAGTAATGGCAATTTTTATCTTTCTAATCCAATGGAAAAAACTGGATCAGGAGAATTACCAATTTATTCAATGACGGCCAAAGACGAAATAATGATCAAAACACCTGATGCATTAATGAGTGGCGATGCAACTGTAGATGTAATTAAATCATGTTGTCCGATGATTGATGATCCATGGAGTATGCCGTCAATTGATTTAGATGCTATTTTAATTGCTATACGTATTGCTACATATGGCGAGAAAATGGAATTACAAGTTCCTATTAGATATTTTGAAGATGACGATATGAAAGTAGGAAGTGAAACTATTGAAATCGATTTACGTACTATATTAGATAGTATGCAAGGCAAGACATGGAATGGTAGTATGCAGTTAGGTGAATTAACATTTAAACTAAGGCCATTAACTTACAAAGAAACTACACAGTTTTTTATGACAACTTTTGAAAATCAAAGACTTTCTCAAATAATGCAAGATGACAAAGTTGATGAAGATCAAAAAATGAAAGCATTTAAAGAAGGATTTAAAAAATTAAGTCAAATGACCTTGGATATGGTTTGTACTAATATAACAAGTATTGAAACACCCGAAGGTATAGAAACTAATCCTCAAGCAATCAAACAGTTTTTTGAAACTACTGACAAACAAACATTTATGTCTGTACAAAAACATTTAGAACAATTAAAAAATACATGGAGCACACCAACTACAAAGTTTCAAGTTCCAGAAGATTATGTGGAGAAAGGCGCCGATAAAACAATCGATGTACCAATGGTGTTCGATAACGCAAGTTTTTTCGCATAAAGGTCGGGACACTCCCGCTATCTGAGATAGATGAGTTTGTTGCCGGCCTTGATAAAGAAGTAGAACAATTAATTGCAGAACTTGTTAAGATGTGCTGGTACATGCGTGGCGGCTTACAACTTGACGGAGCATATTATACTACACATCAAGAAAGAAAAGCCATAAGTAAGATGGTAGATGAAAATCTAAAAATTACCAAAGAGTCTGGAAGAGACTTTTTCTAAAATCTATTTTAAAGTTTTAATTAATTGCTTGAGTCTAGCACGACCTTGTGTGCTTTGTAGTGCAGATTGAACAGCAGTTATAATTGGTTTGACAGCATTTAATTCATTTTTATTACTAAGAGGCTTACCTGCTTGTAGTTTTTCTAATGCTTTAACTGCCATTGCTGGATTTTCTAAACCAAGTTCAGTACGTAGTGTGTTAACACCTGCTCTTGTATCTTGTGTACTACCGCCTTTTTCTTTTTTCTCAGCATCGTCATATGCATCAGCGGCACCTTTGAATTTGTCAGCAATCGCTCTTCCTGCTGTTTTCAAAGGATTTCTTCCTACTTTGTAACCTTTTCTTAATCCACTTGCCGCGGCCGCCATGGCTCCGGGATTATCTTTGGCCGCTTGTTTTGAAAGTTTTTCTATGTCTTGTTTACTTAAATTCTGTTCTAACAAAGTAACAATGTAAGCACTGTCCTCTGTTAAAGTCATTCTTAAACCGATGTCTTTTAGACTAATATCATTTTCTTTTAGCACTTGTAAGAACTGTTCAACAAACACACTTTCCATTCTTGTGCCTTTTTTAAGAGCGTTCATTGCCGCTTGTTTAAAGTTGTTGTCCAGTGTTCCACTTCTGCGTAATAGTGCAACTGCTGACTGTGAATCTTGTCCACCTCTGTCTGCAACAATGTTTACAAGTTCTTTGGCTAGTGCAATCTTTTGACCTTTGTCGGAAGTTTGCTTCATAGTACTACTAAAGTTTTGAAAGTATTTGTTTAGTGAACTTGCTTTTTGTTGTTGAGGTTGTGCAGTTTTAGGTTGTGGTTGTTTGGCCGTTTGTTTGCCAACTGCCTGGTTGGCGCCGGCGCCCGGCTTTTGCGATGTAGTAGCATCTGTATTTGGTAATGGATTTACTTTTTTCCCATCTATAAAGTTTTTTCCAATCTCCGCACCTGTAGTTTTAGGTTGACTAGTACTAGTACTACCAGTACTAACATCTAAACCTGCTTTGTTAAGCATGTCGGCAACACCTTTACTATCCATATCTTTGCTGTTCATATAGTCTACAAATGCTTGATGAGTAGGTTGTAAGTTGTTCTGCTTTACATAACTGTTAAATGCACGGGTAATTCTACTTGCTCTAGTAAGGAATTCGTCAAGTTGTGTAAATTCATTAATTTTCATGTGGTCTTCTCCTAAATGTATTTATATAATCAGCATTCTAGACATCAAAAACCAAATAGCACAGTTTAATCACACTAACTACAACTCTAAATAATCTTACTATGATAACAATGTATAGAATATATGATCATACCTCACGCAACACACTTGCTAACGGTATACCCTCGCTAGAACAAGCACAAGAAGTATTGCACTTTTTAAAACTTGACGCTCCAGCAAATGAGATTGAAATTGAAGAATATAAAACAAGCCAAGTCAAAAAAGGCTTTGGACGCGATCCCGATCTACACTAGACCAAAAGACGATTTACAAGATATCAGATGGTTCGAACACCATTATGTTAATGATCCTTGTGACGATGTTGTGCATTGGTTTAAGTGTGAAACTATTAAGAAGTGAACTACGTTCACTTGTGTTTTTCGCTATCGCTCAAACACGATTATTTAAAAGTAGATTAATTAATTACGAAGTAATTGTTAGCATCATGTAGATTGTTTCAGTCAGACGGAACCTACACAGTGGTTCCATCTAATCTTGAACATCATGTGAGTTCGTCACAGCCAAGACTTGGAAATAGGTTATTTGTTTATACACATAGTTCAATGGGCTCTGACCTTTCCCAACCTACGTCGACATCGCTTACGCTACCTCTCGCTTCGTTCCTATTGCTAAAGAGTTTTTATGAACTGTGTTGTGTTTTTCGATTGACAGCATTCAATCTCCGTTAACCAGTGAGCCCAATTGGTTTGATGGCTTACCTCACAGTGGTGGTCGATCAACGTATACGAGTGTCCTTATCACGGGACCTTTTACTCAGCAGTATTATAATCTGGCCTGCTAACCTTGTGTGCTGTTTGTATTGCCTATGTTGCCTAGTGCTTCTTTAAGAATTTTTGAACTGCCTACTCTAACATTAATAATTCCGTTATAGTATTCGTCTGTTTCTAACACACGTCTTTCAAATTGTTCTCGAGCCTCTAGGTAACTCATTAAGCCTCTGCTATTGCAAAAATAAAGTATTTCTCTTGTGAAATTGTTAGGGCCTAGTTCTTGTACGTCAGCATTCAAATGATCTGAAGATCCCCAATAGTCTCTCCAGTCTGATTCTACTTTGCTTCTACGTTTATTTTTTTTGCCTTTAAGTGGTGGGCGTGTTTTTTTAAATTTTGCTAGTTTTTTGCCTACATACTTGCGATCATTAGTAGTGTTCGTAATCAGGTATACAAAACCTTCACAGTCTTGTGGAAGATCTTCTATTTTTTTGCCCTGATAAGTCCACTCCATGCAGATACTTACCTGTGCCTATAATTCTGGATCTTGATTCTGGCTTTCCTGCTTGTTTGCCTTCTTTATAACTTTAAGTGCCTTACGTTTTGCCTGTATTTCGTTGCGTCTTTCTGTCGCTAGTTTTCTAATATCACTAAGAATAGATCGTGCCTTTCGACCGGTTTCATCGAAGCCTTTTGCTTCAAATCTTTCTTGCGTGTTATAGTAGTCCATCATTGCTTGAACAAGCAACTCATGGGTAGTTTTAGGCATTCACAATCTCCGTATCATTACTATAAGAAGTGAACCCGTTATCCTTAATTACCTTCAATATGTTATTCACACGTGAAGATAGTTCATCTTTGTGCGAAATCAAATAAATGTTTTTATTGCGTTCTCTACTCATCTTTTTAAGTACACTCAATGCACTTTCAACACCAGCGGCATCAAGTCCGTTGTCAACAAGTTCGTCAATAAACAGTAGATTAATACTTTGATATAAACTTTCCCAAACATCTCTAAATGCCCAACTCATAGATAATATGAGTCTATTTCGTTCTCCTCTACTGAGGTTATCAAAGTCTAAGTCACGCCCAAGTTCTGTAATTTCGACTGTTAAATCGTTCTGAAATACAACTTGATGTGGTAATCCTGTCTTATCTAAATATAATTGTAAACGTTTGTTTAGGAACGCTAGGTTCTGATCAATAATACGTTTACGAATAAATGAATCTTTACTTGTAAGTAGTTTGTACAAGAAATCCATATGCTCTTTCATTTCTGTTAGAGCATTTATATTATCCCAATTAATTTCTTGCAGTGCTTGGTCACGTAACTCGTCCATTTGTTCTGTGTATGGATTTATTTCTGCATCTTTTTCTACTTTACGTTCTTCTAAACTTGCTAGATTATTTTTATGATTATATGCTTCTTCACTACTGTCATAAAATGTTTTAGGACATCCGTTAATATCTCCTATAACATCTAACTTTTCTTGCACTTCGGTTAATTGTAATGTAATACCGTCGATGTATGTTTGACTTTCAGTTACATCATTTTGTTTTTCAGCAAGAATTTTTTCATGTGCTTCGTCGTGTAGTTCTTGACCACATGTAAAACATTTTTTATTAGCAATATCTTTTAGTTCTGTTTCATATTTAGAATGTGTGCGTTCAGCACGTAACATACTGCTTTCTAAACTTGCTTTTTCTTTGTTAAGATTTGCTTGTTCTGTATCTTGTACTAACCATTCTTTCTTATCTTTGTGTGATTGAATCTCTGCTTCAATATCAACAGTAATTAATTGACTAATTGCTTTCGTTGTTCTAGCAATTTCTTCTGCTTGGTTTGCGTCCCATGCTTTAGATTTAATTTCTAAGTTATCAATTGACTCTTGAACTTTTTGGTTTGCTGTTTCGATACCTTTAATTGTTGCATCTTCTTCAGCAATAGCATCACGTATTCTTTTTTGTTCTTCTTTAAGACGTTCTGCTTTTTCAGATAAGATAGTGATGCCTAACAACTGCTCAATAATTTCTCTTTGATCATTGGCTTTGAGTGAAAGGAAAGGCTCTGTATAAGTGTTAAGCGCCACTAAATGTTTGAACATTGTATGACTCATGTTCAATAACTTTGCAATATCTTCTTGTGTTTTACGACTATCGCCCTGCGATTCGTCAATGTCATCTGCGGTAACGTCAACATTCTCTTGGTAAAATTTAAGAATGTTAGGCTTACGTCCTCTTTCAATTCTATAGTTTTGTCCGTTAGTTTCAAACTCAACTGTAACTAACATGCCTTTGCCGTTAGTTTTGTTAATTAAGTTTTCTCTACGTATTTTTGTAAGTGCTTCGCCGTATAATGCATAACTTAACGCATTAATAATAGTAGTTTTACCTGTACCATTACGTGAACCTGCATCATCTCCTCCTAGATCCAAGTTTTCACCTAGCACAAGAGTAAGTAAATTTTTATCAAAGTCAACTGCTTGAGTTTGGTTGCCCACACTCATAAAGTTTTTTACTGTTAAAGTTTTAATTTTAAACATTACAATCCTCTGTAGATATCTAACAACAAGTTTGGTTTGTATGTTTCTGTATCTAATTTTGTTATTTGATCGGTTACAATTTGGTCCACTGATTCAAAATCAATCTCACCTGGTTCCATTTTATTCATTTCGTCGTCTACATTAGCATCTGGCAACAAACTTATTTCTCTTACATCATATTGTGCAGAAAAGTTTTCTTTAATAAAGTTTGCTTCTTCGTAACTAATATCAATATCAAGTGTTACACGTAGATACAAATTATTAGGAGCAAGTATTTCTTCTGTTTTGTCTAATAATCTGCTCAACGGAATAGTTCTATATTTTGGACAATCTTTCCAGTCGATGAACTCGGGCTCACCTCCCCATTCTAACGTCATCATACCACGTTCGTCATCCCATGCATCGGCGTAATTGTGTGGAAAGGCATTACCAATGTAATAGATGTTTTTACGTTGTTGACGTTTGTGGAAGTGGCCCGTGAACACCATTTCTTGATTAGCAAAGTCGTCTGCTTTGATTTCGCCTGTGTCGGGCATTTCAACCATTGCATTCATTTTAAAGTTAGGAAGTTCAAAGTGTCCAAACATATATCGACACTTCATTTTTGAAACTTGTTTCCATTCCTCTCCTACTAACCAAGGAACCAAAGCAACATCGTCAATTACTTGTGGTTCTGTAATCACAGTAACACCTGGTACGTGTTTACCAAATACTACACTGTGAATATCTCTTTTGTCTTTATAATATAAATCGTGATTGCCTGGAAAAAAGTAAAACTTATCAAATGCTTTACCTAATTTTTCTAGTGATCGCAAACTAGCATCCATAGTGGTTAAGTTTAACGCACTTCTGTTGTGATGCCAATCTCCTGTAAAGATTCCTACATCACAGCCGTTTGCTTTGGCTTGTTCAATATACCAATCTACAAACCTTTCGCAGTCATCGTTATGAATTTTGCTGTTTGATTTTAGACCAAAGTGAATGTCCGTAAACACTGCGGCCTTTTTAAATAATTGTGTCATGCCTTCCCTTATACTATTGTTATTACATTATACGTGAAACCTTATGGGTTTGTCAACCTTAATAGTCTGCTTTTGGACGTCTAATGCTTTTATAGAATTCTGCAAGTTTTTCTTTATCTTCTTTAAACACGTTTTCGTTCTGTCTAGTAAATGAAGGATTAAGATTATTTTCTTGTAGAATGTCATCTCTAATATTTTGATTTTTCTTTTCTATGTTTAACACTCTTGTAAAACTGTTTGTAACTGCGGCAGTATAATATGCAAAAGGATTTTCACTTTTGCTTTCGTCAAACTGTAAACCAATTTGTGAAAGTTGTAATACAGCCTGAGCCCTCATTTCATCGTTATATGTGTAGCCACGCCAGTTAGATCGAGTACCGTATCTGTCAGCAAGTTTTAAAAACATTCTTCCTAGTTCTTCAGTAACACGGCCGTGTCCTTTACTAAAACTTCCGTTTTGCATACCACCTTCCCAGTGGCTTTTGCCTACACAAACTAGATTATCATTTTCATCAAATTTCCAATGCTGGAATGGAGGAAAATTACAACGTTCATGTTCGTCTGCAATAGTTTTAGTTTTACGCTTTCTACCTGGTGCTTTTGGAATATGATCAAACGTCATAATTCTAAATACTAACGATGTTTTTTCAATTTTACGCCAATCAGGTGTAACTTGTGCAAGTTTAGTCTTTTTGTCGCCTGACATTCTAGCCGCTTCATATGCCGCTTTTCCAATTCTATCAGCCTGATTTCTTTTTGCTTCTGCTATTGTAAGTCTATTAACTTTTTCTAAACTTGGTAAAATGATATCAAATCTGTGGTAATCGTCGTCAGTATACGAACTAAAACTGTTTTTGCTTATATGGATCTGTTTAAGTAGATCTTTATTGTTTAAATATTTTACTTTTCTCATAAGATTCTCCGTATGTAACTTCTATTATAAACTACGTAGTTAATAAATGCAATAAATATTATTACCAAAAGGAGCCAAAATAATATGAATGACAAATTAACTAACTTGGGCGGCAAACTAGTTGACAACCTTGTAGGTGCATCAGGCCTAGGCGGAAAACTAAAACGATTACAATCGTTGCTTGGAGATGACCCTAAACAAGGATCAGAACCACCAGTACAAACAATTTCATTCTCAGGTGAAAAGTTTGGCGAAGATCCTAGAATCAAAATTAAAGTCCCCAAGAGTTATTTAGGTGGGCCAGCACTACATATAGCAAACACAAAAGATGGAGGAATAGTATTTCCTTATACTCCGCAAATTGTTGTACAAACCAGAGCCAATTATAATAATTTAAATCCCACACATAGTAATTATACATATTATGCTTACCAGAACTCGGCTCTGGACGCAATTTCAATTGTTGGAACATTTACAGCACAAACTCCGGATGATGCAAAATATATGCTAGGAGCAATACATGCATTGAGAGCAGTTACTAAAATGAACTTTGGTGGAGGAAAAGATGCAGGTGCACCACCACCGGTTTGTAGATTGAGCGGATATGGTGAATATCAATTCAATAATTTGCCAGTTGTTATCTCAAGTTTCTTTTATACTCTTAATGAAGATGTTGATTATATCTCAGTTGGAGTACAAGGTCAAGCAACTGCGGTACCGACTAGAGCAGAATTTACTATTGAATGCTTACCTGCATTTTCAAGAAGAGACCAAGCACAGTTTACTATTGAAAAGTTTATAAATGGTGATCTTACAATTGACAAAGGAATGTTATAATGCCAAGATATTCAAATTCAAGTTTATACGCTACAACTAGACAAAACAGTCTTGGTTTAGATATTCTTAACTATAGACAAATTCCAGCCAAACTAGGCGACAAATTATATGAACTTAAACCTCAATATAATTATCGTCCTGATTTATTAGCAAGTGATTTATTTGACGATCCTGATTTATGGTGGGTATTTAAATCACGAAATCCCGAAGTTTTAGATGATCCTGTTTTTGATTTTGTTGCTGGAGTTAACATTTATATTCCAACAATAGATGTAATTAGAAGCACAATCGGAAATTAGTAATGGCAGATAATGTAAACGAAACAAGTGACATTGAACGAGTTGACAATGGCGATCCGGGTGTAGAAAGTCAAATGCCTGCATGGGAACGTGCCTATATCAAACAAGATTACGAAATATACGATGGCCCTTATGGCGATGATGATGATAGAAAGTGGACAGATACTAAAAACTGGAAACCAAATCCATACTATATCGACGACGAGGAAGAATTTAAAAAAGTATTTGCTGGAGGAACTGATAATAAAGACACAAGGGCAACTAAAGTTTCTCCTACTGTTAATAACAACTCAGATACAGTTTCTGATAAAGGACCTGGACCAGCCATTTACAAGGAAGTTAAAAAGGGCGCCGATATGTACAATGGTGCCGACGCAGGGTTTGCTATAAATGCTGATGCAGATTGGACATCATTTTATCCAGAAGTTCAAGGAAGACACAATGCACTACATGATTTAAATAGTTACAACTATATCATTACTCTTGTTTCAGTATCAACTGATCAAATAAACGATCCAGAAACATACAAAGGAAAAATTATAAATCCTAACGGTGTTGAAAATAAAGATTTTTATATAGTTGCAAAAAGCGGCGGGTATTCACGTGAAAATGGTCAAACATATGCCGCAGGTTCCTACAAACGTGATCCGTTACAAGGCGATTCTAGAGACAAAGATTTGTTTATAGAAAATTTAGATTTTGAAACTAGACCCGGTATTAATGACATGGGTAATAGTAACTTAACCACAGGAACATTTGAAATTGTTGAGCCTCACAGTGTATCGCAATTTTATAGAGAACTTTTTAACTCCTCTAGATTCAGCGGACATCCTGACTACATCGATGCTCCATTTTTATTAGTAATTTCGTTTATAGGTAGAGATGCAGAATCTGACAGAGCAGTAACTCCGCCATTTACAACTAGATACCTTCCAATCAAAATACAAAACAGTGAAATGGAAGTTACTGAAGCAGGTGCTAGATATTCTGTAAAATTTTTAGGATTTAACTCTCAAGCAACTACAGCAGTTAATAATACATTGTTTGATGATGTAACTCCGCGTGTTAATAGTGTAGAGTCTGTTGAAAGTATTACTTCTAGTGTATTTTTAAAACATTCTGAATTTGAAGCAAAAAGAATGTTACAACACAAACAAGATGTTGATAATGATCCGGATCAAAAAGCGGCCATACAAAAAGCACTTACGGATACTGAATTAAAAGGTCAACTAGAACGAGGCGGCGATACTGTTCCGGTAGGCTATTGTATGCCTAACGAATATTATGTTTGGTTTGCAGACGGATACGGTGGAAATTTTCCATCAAACGGAAAAACACTTGCAAGTTTAGCATCTAGTTGGAAAAGCAAAGTAAAAACTTGGACAGACAATACTGCATTTGAAGGCCTCCCAACTGTAGGATTGACAGGAACAAATAGAATAGGAAAGTCCGGACTAAATGATTCTATTCTTCCTTCAGGCGCACTTAAAGTACAATCATATGAAGATGAACTTGAAAAAAGAGAAGACCTAAAAAAAGCAAAAGAAAAAGAATTAAAAACTGCAAAAAGACTTTTAGAAGCCGAACTTGATGCAATAGATAGTGCAAGACTAGGATTGTATAATATTGCTAAAACTAAAGATAAAATTGAAACTTCTGAAACTGACAGGTTAAAACATCCTTCGTTCACAGCAAACCCTCAAGCGCCAGACGAAATAAAGAATCAAGTTGACAAAACTGTGCAAGACGCAACGGCCCTAGCAGATAAATTAACAAATTTGGGCACCGGAGTATCAAAAGGACCTGATGGAAAACCTACTCAGGCCGCATTAACAGAAGCAGAAGCGGCAACAGTAGCCACAAATAGAAAGATAATTGTAGATAAATCTAAAGAAATTGCTGGTTTGAATGAAGCAGTAGTTAAAGCACAGAAAGAATTAGATACAATTTTAAAAGAGTTTGATAAATTCACGCAGAGCGGCGGCGGCGGGTACAATTTACAAAGTCGAGGCGAAGCATGGTCATTTAGAAAAGGCAGTAACTTGATGACTATTATTGATACTATGATTACAAATAGTGTATACATGGATATCTTTAAACAACCAGAACAATTACAAAAAATTCAAAATTCAGAAATGATTCCATGGTTCAAAACAGAAGTAATAAGTTATGTGATTGGATATGATGTTTTAAGAATGAGATATGTGTACCAATATCACTATGTTGTTTCTCCATTTGAAATACATTACAGTTCAATGCCGGGTATTAATATTCAATTTACAACAGAGCAGTTAAAAGCAAAAGCAGTACGTGAATACAATTATATCTATACAGGAAAAAACTTAGATGTATTAAGTTACAACATACGATATAATAATTTATTTACAACCCCGTTATTGATAAATCCTCCTAGATTTAAACCTATAAAACAAGATGGTAAAGAAGCAACTACAAACACATTTTTAGAAACTATAGAAGATGCAATTCAAACAAATGTTAATGGACAATCTGGGTTTACTCCAACTCCGCCTGTTGGTAGACTAAATTATAGAGAAGGTCCAAATAATAGAAATGCAATAGGTGTAATATTTCAAGATTTTTTATATAATCCGCCTTTTGAAAGACATCTAATTTTGAGTGATATTGATATTATAGGAGACCCTGTATATATTGTTGGAAGTGGAATAGCAGATCGACCACAAGTTTCTGCAGGAGATATTCTAACCAAAGACGGTGAAATGAATACATTTACTCGTGAACCCCACGTAATATTAAATATTCGATATCCTGAAGATATACCAACAGCATCAGAACTTGGTGATGAACAAAATTCAAAATTTGAAATGAAATTAAAAAGAGATCAATACAGTGGTGTATTTGAAATCTTTAATGTGCGTAATAACTTTAGTGAAGGAGTTTTTAAACAAACACTAAGATTAGCAAGAAAGAAAAATCAACCTGAAGACTACTATGAGTATGGTACGCTTGACGGTGTAACAGGAAGTACATAAAATGCCAGAATTTTATAAACAAATAGTAAATGAAAACAGCAAGCCAGCATCAGAGGCCGAATTAGCAAAACACAACAAGCCTGTTATTGTTAAAGTTCCTAGTAATGCTAGTGAAGTTGCAAATCGTATAGAATCTGCAAAAGCAACAGGGACAACTTCTGTTGGTGATGCAACTATTAGTGCAAGTAAATCTGCAGTAAAAGGAGTCAAAACAATCACTAGTGAAATATCAAATGCGGCCGGCAGAGTACAAAGTGGTATTGCACAAGCACAGTCAATTGCACAAGACCCTGTAAGTTTTGTTGTAGGATTAGCAGAACAAGCAACCGGGGTTAGTGTACCAAGTAGTCCCCAAGGAATAGCAGAATTGTTAAGTAAATTTAGTAAACCAAAAGTTTCCAGCGATGGCAGAACAGACCTTTCAAAAAATAAAAGTGACGGAGAAAATGTTGTTGGCGAAATTGGTGATGTAGCATCGTTTTCTGCAGATGAGTTATCTTCAAAAATTTCAAGTGTATCAAACGCAATTTCTTCAGCAACAGAAGTTGTTGGAGCAGTAACAGAAGTAGCAAGTTTAGGCGGCGTTCCGGTTGACAACGTAATTACTCAATCTATTAGTAAAGTATCAACTCCGGTACAGAGTACACTTACAAAAGTTAAAAATACTACAGACGGAACAAAAGGAATTATTACATGAGTGGAGTTTTTCTAAAAAGTCAAAAAACTAATAGGGTACAACGACCTAAAGATAGATCAGAACTTGAGTTTGGTTTATTTTCTAGCATATCTGAAGCAGAAGTAACAGGTACTGGCGGTCAAGGTACTATTAGAGTTGTACGTATAGGTAATGACTATAATGATCAAGGTGAAGTCGAAGTGATGATGCTCAGTCCTCATGCTTCATACAAACCCGTTAATGCTGGCGGAGATAATATTGATTCGTTTGAAGATACTCAAACAGCAAGTGGTATGGTTGTACCTACACCGCAAATTGGTACTAGAGGTATTATAGCAACACCAAACAAAGATTCAACTAGAGGAGTTTGGTTAGGTGCTATTATGCCACCAGGACTAGGACAAACTATTCCAGAACCAGCACGTAGTGATCAAGTTACTGGTAAAAAATCAGACTTAGACGAGTATGCTAGTCCTGTTGGAATGCCAGCAAGTGAAAAAAATGCTAGTACCTATGATGGTCGTGTAACTACAGATAAAGCAAAACGTGCAATTCATCCTTTTGCAAAAGTTTTAAAAAAACAAGGACTGTTAGTAGATACAATTAGGGGATCATCAACATCATCTATTCTTAGAGATAACGATTCTAAAATGATTGGATTTAATACTCCAGGCGGAGTAGGAGAATCACAGGATCTTATACCAACTATAGATACCGGCGGCGTAGCCACTAAAAAACCTATGAACCTAACAAGACTAGGCGGTCATACATTTGTTATGGATGACGGCGATACTGGAGGAAACAATAATCTAGTAAGAATAAGATCAAGTAAAGGTGCACAAATATTATTTCATGATACATCAGAGATGGTTTATATCGGTAATCAAAATGGTACTGCTTGGATTGAAATGACCAAAGAAGGTAAAATTGATATGTATGCTAAAGATAGTGTTAGTATCCATAGTGAAGCAGATTTTAATTTTCGTGCAGATAGAGATCTTAATTTTGAAGCAGGTAGACACCTTAACATTAAAGGCATTGAAAGAACACAAATTGAAGCAGATCAATTAAGACTAATTGGAAAACAAGATACTGTAATAGATTCAAGAGGATTCTTAGATTTAGTAGGTACAAACATGACAGTGTCAACTAATGATCTAAGTATAAACACAACTAATTTAGATATTTCAAACAAAATTAATACAAAGATTAGATCAGGAGAGATTGATATAGTTTCGCAGTATGGAATGAGACAAAGTCACGGTACTGGTTTAGAAATTAAAACAAACGTACTAGAAAATCAAATTTGGAATGCACAAACATACAACCCAGGAAGAACATATTACAAAGGCGAAACTGTAATATTTGGTACATTATTTTATAAAGCATTACAACAAAACATGGTACCTAATACTCCGGGTGTTAAAGTTCCTCCTTCTCCGGGATTGTTTTGGGAAATTATTCCGCCTGTTGTTCCTAAGACTGTGCATGGTGACATAAAAATAGATACAAATATTGCAGGACCTATGCTTGGTAATATTGATATACATGCTAAAGGAAAAATAAATGCAACAAGTATTACAGGATCTATTAATTTAAAAGCATTTGCAGATAACATTAATATACAAACACCTCAAACTGTGTTCATAGATGGAACAAGTGCAGTACACTTAAACTTGCCTGGACCAGTACAACCACCGGCAGAGCCTATTGTGTTAAGTGCGTTAGCAACTAACATACCATTTCCTTTTGATACAAGTGCAGTCGGCGGAGCAAATGGTACTGATTTTGGTGTTTACGAAAATCCAATTACTGATCCTAGTAAACCGTGGAATGAAGCATACTATCAATCAGACGATGTGTTGTATAGTATAATGAAGCGTGTACCTATGCATGAACCTTGGCCCGGACATGAAGCAGGCGATGGTATAGAAACTACAGCGTCTAATACAGATAGAGAAACCAGTGGTAAGTAAAGTGGGTAAATAGCAGTATGGCACAGTATAAAGAAATCAATGTAGACGGAAAAACAGACGTAGTTCAAACACAGCAAACTAGTCAAATTTACAAAGGCACGAGTACGGTTAGTGACGATAGTAAGAGTTTTTCATTATACGATATAAACTTAATCAAACAGGATTTGTTGAATCACTTTAATATTAGAAAAGGTGAGAAAATCTACAATCCAAATTTTGGTAGTATTATATGGGATCTAATACACGAACCGTTAACAGAAGAAACAACTGAATTATTACAAAATGACGTTAAAGAAGTCCTTAGATCAGATCCAAGGGTTTTAGTTGAAAATATTTCAATTTTTGAACAGCAAACTGGTGTACAAATTGTTATTGAAATTAACTTTAAAGACTACAATCAACTAGAACAAATGGTATATACGTTTGATCGAAATAGTGGCTTATCGATGGCATAAAATAAAATACGCAGTTTATAATTTAAGGTAAATATTTGCATGGCAAGTTATGATAGACAAAATTCACTTTTAGTAAACCAGGATTGGAGTAAGATCTATCGATCTTTCACTGATGCTGACTTTAGTTCTTACGATTTCCCTACTATACGTAGGACGATGATTAATTACTTACGTAAAAATTATCCAGAAGATTTTAACGATTATATTGAATCAAGTGAATATCTTGCATTAATTGATGTAATTGCATTTTTAGGGCAAAGTTTATCTTATAGAGTTGACTTAAATGCTAGAGAAAACTTTATTGAAACAGCACAGAAAAAAGAAAGTGTATTACGTCTTGCAAGATTAGTAGGTTATAACAATAAACGTAACCAATGTGCTACAGGACTATTAAAAATTACAGGAATACAAACCACACAGAATTTAACTGACAGTAACGGAACACAGTTACGTAATAGATTTATTTTATGGAATGACGATTCAAATGTAAACTGGTTAGAGCAGATCAATACAATTATGAATAATAGTTTCCAAGGGACAACTGTTTTTGGAAAACCAAATGCTAGTGATGCAGTTGGAGGAATTCAAACAGATCAATACAAAGTTAATACAACTAATTCAGATATTCCAACATACAAATTTAGTAAAACTGTTGCAGGGTTACAAACATCATTTAATATTGTAAGTGCTAATTTAAATCAAGGTAATATAGTTGAAGAAACTCCATTGCCAGGAAACACTTTAGGATTATTATATAGAAATGACAAGAGAGGTAATAGTTCAGAAAACACAGGATTCTTTTTAAACTTTAAACAAGGTGAAACTTATACTTCACCGTTTTCAATTTCAGATCCTTCTAACAATGAAGTAATTAATTTAAACACACCTAACATTAATAACGATGATGTTTGGTTATGGGAATTAGATCAATTTGGAAACTATAAAGAACAATGGACAAAACTTGATAGTGTTGTTGGAACAAACGCTATTTATAATTCAGAAGCAAAAGATAATAGAAAAATTTATTCTGTAATTTCAAGAGACCAAGACAAAGTTAGTTTAAATTTTGCAGATGGAACGTTTGGTGATTTACCTAATGGTTCGTTCAGAGTTTACTACAGAGTTTCAAATGGGTTAACATACACAATTAGACCAGCAGACATGCAAAATATTATTGTTGATATTCCTTACACTTCAAAAAGTGGACAAAGAAATACACTAACAGTTCAATGTGCGTTGCAGTCTACAGTTACAAATGCTAGTGCTACAGAAAGTGTCACTAGTATTAGAAACAATGCGCCTCAAACATATTACACACAAAACAGAATGATTACAGGTGAAGACTACAACACTTTACCTTTAACGTCTAATCCACAAGTTGTTAAATCAAAAGCAGTAAACAGAGCAAGTAGTGGTATTTCAAGACAGTATGAAATTAAAGATCCAACTGGAAAATATTCCAGCACAAACATAATGGCTGATGATGGAATACTTTATAAAAATGATTACGAAATAGATTTTAATTTTACATTTAGTACAAGAAATGATGTATTAGGTATTTTAAGAAATAATATTGAACCTATTATTGCAGGCATAGGAACTAAAAGTTTTTACTATGATAAATTTCCTAGAATACAAACAGCAGAATTAAACATTGATTGGGTTAAATCAACAAACACAAGTCTTGGATCAACAGGATATTTTAGAAACACAGTGAATAACGCACCTATTACAGTTGGTTCATTTACAGGAAACAACTTTAGGTTTATTGCAACTGATAGTATGATTAAATTTGTTCCACCAAGTGGTAGATATTTTCTACCTAATGGAGAACTTACAACAACTAAAACAAAATTAACTAGTGATTATATTTGGGTCAAAGTTGCAAATGTTATTGGTGACGGGTCTAACGGTGGACTAGGTGCATTAGATGACGGAACAGGACCAATTGTAATTACAGAGAAAGTACCAGCACTAGCAATACCAAGTGAGATTGTACCTAACATAGTAACAGACTTACCAAGTGATATTGAAACAGAAATAGTTGACTTAGTATTTTCAAATAAAAACTTTGGATTGCGTTATGATCAATCTACGCTAACATGGAAAATTATTGCTAATGCTAATGCTAATACATTAGATCCATTTAGTTTAGATAGAGAAGGTGATTTATCAGGAACTAAAGCAGACAAGAGTTGGCTTGTACTATTTGAAACCGACGGTGAAACATACACAGTTTCATACAGAGGACTAGATTATAGGTTTGAAAGTCAAGACCTTGTACAATTTTATGTTGATGCTACAGGAAAAACATATGATCCTAAAACAGGATTAGTAATTAAGGATCAAATTAAAATTCTTAAAGTAAACGAAGATCCAATTCTTAGTTCAATCTTAACAAAAGATTATCCATGGGAAATTACTGGAGCAATTAGAAACACAGACGGGTTTGAAGATACGAACAGAGTACAAGTAAACTTATACGATTCAGATGATGACGGAATGATTGATGACCCAGATAGTTTTATAAATGTTGTTGCACCAGAATCAACAGATGCTAGGGGATATCAAGACAAATTTGTATTTTTCCAAAATACTGTTGTTGGAAATTATACAGTTGCTAAAAAAGTAGATGCAAGTAATTTTATAATTTTTGATAAAGAAACAAGTATTCCAGCACTTGCAGATTATACCGATGGACAACTATTTTACTTTTATAGTTCTACAGAAAATGTTATTAAGTCTTATAGTGCAACTAGAGGAGTACTAGAGTTAAACAACACATACTTTGCAAAACCAGGAAGATCAGATATTAAATTCCAGTATATTCATAATGCAGAAAATGATAGAAGGTTAGATCCTAGTAAAACTAATTTAATAGATATCTATATGTTAACTGAGTCATATGACAATGACTTTAGAACATGGCTTGTAAATGGAGGATACCGTCCATTAGCACCAAGTTCAGAACAACTTAGAAGTCAATTTGAACCTGAATTAAATAAAATAAAATCAATAAGTGATACATTAATATTCCATTCAGTAAAATACAGACCATTATTTGGAACCACTGCTGATACAGATCTTCAAGCACAATTCAAAATTGTAAGAGGACCAAACAGCACTATTAGTGATAACCAATTGAAAAGTGGTGTAATTGAAGCAATTAATTCATTCTTTAATGTAACTAATTGGGACTTTGGTGACACATTTTACTTTTCAGAACTAGCAACATTTGTACATAACAATCTTGCACCTGACCTAGCAAACATGGTCATTGTGCCAAGAAGTAACGGACAAAGTTTTGGATCGTTATTTCAGATACAAAGTAAAGCAGATGAAATTTTTGTAAGCAGTGCTACTGTTGATAATATAGAAATTATCGATAGTGTAACAGCAAGTAATTTACAAGCATCAGGTAATGTTGTTAGCAGTGTTGAACAAGTAGGAACAGTTGCAGTTACATCAACAAACATAGTTACAACAACTAATACTGTTTCAACAGGTACAACAAGTACTACCAACACCACTAGTAGCGGAGGTTCTAATTACTAATGGCATATAGTGACAACAACAATGCTCCTGTTAACAAGGACAATAAAGATAAGTTTAGAAATAGTGCTGATTTACTTCCAATGTTTTTTAGAACGGAAGCAAATAAAAAGTTTCTTGGAGCAACATTTGACACACTTATTAGTAAAGGTCAATTAGAAAAAATTAACGGTTTTGTTGGAAGTAGATATTCTCCAACAGTAAAGCCGGAGGATAGATACCTTACTGAACCAACATCTAATCGTAGACGTTATAACCTATTACCTAGTGTTGTAATCAGAGATGATTTTGATGATAGAACAGAATGGTTAGCAACATATGACGATTTATTAAATCAGTTAGATTTTTTTAACAGCGAAACAAAAAATCATAACAATTTATTTTCTAGCAAATATTATGCTTGGAACCCACATATCGACTTTGATAAAATTGCAAACTATAGACAGTACTATTGGTTGCCACAAGGTCCTAGTCCAGTAACAGTTACAGGATTAGCAGAAGGTAGCATAAGTGCATTTACTGTTACTAATGATAGTTCAGGTGCTTATGTGTTTACGCCAGATGGTAGTTCAAAGAATCCTGTAATTAAATTGTTTAGAGGTGCAACTTATAAGTTTGAAGTAAATGCGCCTGGACATCCGTTTAATATTAAAATTGCAAAAACTACAGGTAATACAGATTTATACACTGACGGAGTTACAGACAACGGTACTGATAACGGAACAGTTGTGTTTACTATTCCAAAAGGCGCACCAGACATACTTTACTATACTTGTGCTAATCATCAATCAATGCAAGGTATTTTTGAAATTAAAGATGCAGTTGATGAGTTAAACATTGATATTCCTACAGAAGTTTTAGGTAAAACAGAGTACACAAGTTCTAATGGAGTTGTGTTTACTAACGGATTAAAAGTTAATTTTACAGGAAATGTAACACCGTCAAAATATAAAAATAAAAATTATTATGTTGAAGGTGTTGGAACAGGAATTACACTTACTCCAGTAACAGAGTTTGATACACCAGAAGGTTATAGTCAAAATTTTGATTATGAGTTTGATGTAGATAGTTTTGATGACACTCCATATGATGATGGAGAAAGTACACCAACAACTCCAGAGTACGTTAGTATTAACAGAGCAAGTATTGATAAGAATCCTTGGTCAAGATATAACAGATGGTTTCATAAAGAAGTTATTGAAGCAACAGCCAAGTATAATAATACTAATATTGTATTAGATGAAACTCAACGTGCTAAACGACCTATTATTGAATTTAGGCCTAACATGCAACTTTACAATTTTGCCACACAGGGTTTAGGCAACATTGATGTAATTGACACAGTTACAACAGATGCATTTAGTGAAGTTGAAGGACAAATAGGTTACTATGTTGACCAAGTTGATTTAACAACAGGTATGCGTGTTACATTTACAGCAGACCCTGACATTACTGTAGCAGGAAAGATTTATGAAGTTTCATTTGTAAAACATGGCGGAAAGTCAAGACTGCGTTTAGAAGAAGTTGAAAGCGGTTTAACTAATACAGGTATTGTTGTTACTGACGGTGTAACTAATAAAGGCACTAGTTGGTACTTTGATGGAACAACATGGATTAAAGGACAACAAAAAACTACAATTAACCAAGCACCGATGTTTGAATTATTTGATAATAACGGTGTTAGTTTTACTGATACAAAATATGGCGTACAAAATTTTGTTGGTAACAAACTATTAAGTTACAAACAAGGAACCGGAGCAAATGATGCTGTTTTAGGATTTCCAATTTCATATCAAAATGTTAATAACATTGGTGATATTTGTTTCAACTTTGATTGGGACAATGATAGTTTTGTATATTCTACAACTGACGGAAATGTTTTACAAGACACAGCGGCCAGTGTTGTTAAAGTAAACAAAAGTTTAACTGAAAACACATTTGAATCAGGATGGAGTTTGGTTGATACTAAAACTAGACAAAAAGTTATACAACTTAATGATACAATCGCCGAAACAACATTAATTGAAGTTACAGCAATTACTAATCCAGGACTATACCTAACAGCAAAAGACATTGTTGTTGAGTATGCCGGAACGATACTAAAACCTAATACAGGATTTACTACAACAAAAAGTGATGACGGTAAAAAATTATATATAAATCCTGTAGAATTTATTCCATCAGACGAAAGAATTACTATAAAAATTACCACTGATGAAGTACCTACACAGTTTGGATTTTACGAAGCGCCTATAAACTTAACTAACAACAGTGAAAATAATGACCTAACTACATTTACTTTAGGTAGTGTAACTGATCATGTTAGAACTATTTTTAGTAATAATAATAATGTTACTGGTAAGTTTAACAACACATCAAATGCTAGAGATATTCCTAACTTATATAAATCAGGAACACGTTATGTAAAACACCAAGGTAGTTTATTACCTGCAATTTTTGGACTAGTTGACAGCGAAACAAATGTAATTAAATCTATAAGAAAAAATGCACTTGATTACAATGTATTCAAACAACAATTTTTAAACATGTTTGAAACAATTGAAGTTTCAGGTGCTCCAAGAGATGATGTAGACAGTATATTATATAGTATGTCTGTAAACCAAAACTCAAACAATTCTTACTTTTACAGTGATATGGCTGGCTACGGTAAATCTTTATCGCCTACAACATACGAAGTTAATACATTTGAACAACAAATTTTTGGAATACAAAGTAACTTTAATCTAACTACTAATTCAAATAGAAGTGTATATGTTTACTTAAACGGTGAACATTTAATTAATGGTGTTGATTATAACTTTGATACTATTGATAACACAGTTAATCTTATTAAGAAAACAGCAATAGGTGATAGTGTAGTAATTTATGATTATAATACTATTGGTAGTATTATTCCTAGTACTCCTACAAAGTTAGGATTATATCCAAAGTATACACCAGAAATTTATACAGATAACACTTATATTAAGCCTACTAAAATTATTCAAGGGCATGATGGAAGTAAAACTAAAACGTTTAATGATTACCGAGATGAATTATTATTAGAATTAGAAAAAAGAATTTATAACAATATCAAAGTTGAATATAATAGAGATATATTTGACAACACTGAATTTAAACCAGGTGCATTTAGAAAAACAGATTTTACATTAGATCAATTTACTAGTGTATTAGATGATGATTTTAATTACTGGGCTAACTTATATTCAGTAAACTATCTAGATAATACAACATCAGTAGAAGGGGAAATATTTTCCTACAATCATAACTCAGGTTTAGACACAGTTAACGGTGAAACTTTACCAGGATCGTGGAGAGGGATTTACAAAAAGTTTTTTGATACAGATCGTCCGCATACTGCTCCGTGGGAAATGATTGGATATTCTGAAAAACCTAGTTGGTGGGAAGGCCGTTATGGAGCCGCTCCTTACACTTCAGGTAATGATATTCTTTGGAATGATTTAGAAAAAGGTTTTGATTTTAACAAACAAAAAGCAAATCGGG